TGCTGTGAGTGCAATATTCGGTTGGGATAGACAATTATTAGAAGGAGCCACACAAGAGAGCAGAATGTGGAGAGAAAGAATTGATCCTTATTGGAGTAACAAACTTGATAGAGCAGTAACTCCACGATATATTCTGCAATATTGGGGGACAGAAATTATGCGAGGACATTTTCATGACAGTATTTGGATCGACTCGTTCACTGCTCGTTACAAAGGTGGAAAAATAGTACTCAGCGACACAAGATTTATTAATGAAATAGAAACCATTAGAACATTAAAAGGCAAAGTTGTACTGGTTCGACGAGGCCCTATACCCTCACAAAAAGAAATGCAAGATAGAGCAGTGCATCAAAGTGAGTGGGATTGGATAGGACAAAAGTTTGACTATGAAATAGATAATTCTGGAAACTTAGAAGATTTAAAGATACAAGTAGATAATATGATTAAGCATCTACTTCTAAATCCCCAATAGACCACCCTAAATCTTGAGTACTTTTTAATCTTTGACAATTAGCACAGATAGTTTTTAAATTATAAATCGACGTGTTGTTCCTATTGCCATCTACATGAAACACATCCATTTGCTGCTCATTAACTGACTTAAACCCGCATAACTCACAACGAGCTTTTTTACGGTACCCAGAAAGAAACCAACGAGCGGGTCCATTAACCTTTAAGTTCTTTTGTTTGCGTATGCAAGTATCACACTGACTGCGCCAGTAGATTTTGGTGCCTTTACGATAGCCATACGCTCTGGGTTTGTTCCTACAAGTTTTACATAAAGGCCTTTTCATAACGTTATTTACGTGCCCTATATAGGCACCAAAATTACCGAGATAACGCCTTAAAAACAGTGCAGAACAATAAATACATCAGTAATACTTGCAAGGAGAATTAAAAATGGCATTAACATCACCAGGCGTAGAAGTCACAGTAATAAACGAGAGTTTCTATGTACCATCAGATGCGGGAACAACACCACTAATAATTGTTGCTTCAGCACAAGACAAATTAAACGGTGCAGGCACCGGTACAGCAGCAGGAACAAAAACTGCCAACGCAAATTCAGTATATTTGATCTCTTCACAAAGAGAATTAACAGAAACTTTTGGTGATCCAAAATTCTACACAGATGCATCAGGAAATTCGTTAAATGGTTATGAATTAAACGAATATGGTTTACAAGCAGCATACTCATTCTTGGGTATTGCTAACAGAGCATTCGTATTAAGAGCAAATGTTGATCTAGGTCAACTTGTAAGCTCTGCAACTGCTCCAAGTGCGTCGCCAAGCAATGGTACTTACTGGTTAGATATTAATTCTACTGTCCCAGGTATTTTTGAATGGTCAGCAACTGATCAAGCATTTACAACAATCACTCCAATCTATATCACATCAGTGGATAATTTAGTAGGTAGTGTATCTACAGGTGCCCCATTAACATCAATTGGTACTCTTGGCTCTTATGCTATCAATACCACTCATGTTACTAATAAAATTTATTACAAAACAAGTTCTAACACTTGGGTGCAAGTGGGCAGTGCAGCATGGAAAACTGCTATCGGTGGAACAGCAAAATTTTTACAAGCTTCACACGTTAATAGACCATTATGGAAAACTGCAGAAGAAAATAAACCAACAGGTTCTGTATGGTTTAAAACCACAACACCAAATGCTGGTGCTGATGTTTCAGTAAAAATTTACAATTCTAGTTCTAAGTCATGGACTGTTGTTGATGCTCCGTTCTACGCCAACAACCATGCAGCGATCTATGGTTTAGATCCAGTGAATGGTGGTAGCGGAATTACAGTAGGAACACTTTATACTCAGTACAACACCAATGAACAATCGATACTTGGTGCATTTGACTCTACAGACAATCTAGGAGACTTTCAAGTGTTCAGATATGAAGGTGGAAAAACTGTTATTACATCTAAAACTGCAGCAGCGACTTTCACAGCAGGACATTCAATTAAAATTGCTGAATCATTAAAGTCACAAGCTGCTCTAGAAGAGCAATCAGAAACAGTAACACTTGGTGGTACAGCGAACACAGATTTTGTTGCTGCTATCAATGGTGCTGGATTTACAAATATTAGTGCAGAAATTACTAGCGATAATTTTATAAAAATTACTCATGCACTGGGTGGTGAATTTAGAATGTGGGACGTGGATTCAGGCACAGCTTTAGCTGATGCTGGATTTGGTGCTTCGGATGCTCACAGCTATGGAACATACACTGCAAATTCTTCTACGTTAGTAGATAATTTATATGACGTACCGGCTGGTGCTACAGAAGACTCTACAGGTCCTGCAACGGTGATGGCTTCTAACTGGAGAGGTTTGAGCTATACAGCTTCAGTGACTGCTCCTAGCAATGAACCAACAGATGGTACTCTATGGTACAATAACAATTATGACGCAGACATCATGATTCACAATGGTACTACATGGGTTGGTTATAAGAATGGAACATTGAATGGTGTTAATTTAACAACTTCTGATCCAAATGGTCCTCAATTCTCAGCAACTAAACCTACTACACAATCAGATGGTACTGCTTTAGTAAATGGTGATCTATGGATTGATACTAGTGATTTAGAAAACTATCCAAAACTTTATCGATATGATACAAGTTTAACTGATGGTGCAGATTATGCATTGGTTGATAAAACTGATCAAACTACAGAAAGCGGAATTCTATTTGCTGATGCAAGATGGAATAAAGTTTCAACAAGAACAGATTCAGACTCAGAAGGCGGAACTGGCGATGCTGCTAGTATTAAAGATCTTCTATCTGATAACTTCTTAGATCCAGATGCTCCAGATCCAGTTCTATATCCAAAAGGTATGTTATTATGGAATACTAGACGTTCTGGTTACAACGTAAAAGAATACAAAAATAATTATATTACAACTGCCAAATATCCAGGATCTGGAGCAAGCGGCAAAGGTAATACGAGATACGCAGCTGGCAGCAACGAAAGTGTTGCAACTTATTTCAAAGACAGATGGGTTACTAAGAATGCTAACAATGCCGATGGTTCGGGCACATTTGGTAGAAAAGCTGTGAGAAAAGTAATTGTACAACAATTAAAAGCAGAAATCAGCACCAACCAAGCAATCAGAGAAGACCAACGTGGTTTTAATATTATTGCTTGTCCTGGATATCCAGAAGTAATTTCTGAAATGGTATCTTTAAATGCTGACAGAAACTATACATCATTCATAGTGGGAGACACTCCTCTAAGATTAGCTAGCACAGCAACAGCAATTACAAACTGGGCTAACAATTCTGCAAAAGCTGCAGACAACGGTGAAGATGGTTTAGTTACTTCAAGTGAATACATGGGAGTATTTTATCCATCAGGAAGAACCACAGACAATTTAGGAAAAACTATTGTTGTTCCTCCAAGTCATATGATCTTAAGAGTACTAGCAAATAACGATAACGTAGGTTATCCGTGGTTTGCACCAGCTGGTACAAGAAGAGGTATTATTGATAATGCTACTGCTGTAGGATACATAGCTTCTACAACAGGTGAATTCCAAACAATATCTTTAACTGAATCGGTGAGAGACAGCATGCATACTGCTAAGATAAATCCAATTACATTCTTCTCAGGAACCGGTATTGTTAATTTTGGTAATTTAACTAAAACTACATCAAGCTCAGCTCTAGATAGAATTAACGTTTCAAGATTAACTGTTTATCTAAGAACACAACTAGATAAAATAGCTAAACCGTTTATTTTTGAACCTAACGATACTTTAACAAGAAATGAAATCAAATCAGCTATTGAATCATTCTTATTAGAACTAGTGGGTCAAAGAGCTTTATATGACTTCTTAGTGGTGTGTGATGAAACCAACAACACTGCTGTTAGAATAGACAGAAACGAACTATATGTAGACATAGCGATTGAACCTGTGAAATCGGTAGAATTTATCTACATACCGTTAAGAATTAAAAACACAGGCGAAATAGCGAAACTTGGAGTATAATATATGGCAATTTCAACATTAAGTAAATTTACAGTACCATTAGCAAACGATCAGAGCTCAGCGTCACAAGGTTTGTTGATGCCAAAACTTCAATATCGTTTTAGAGTAATTCTTGAAAACTTTGGTGTATCCACTCCAAGATCAGAAATTACAAAACAAGTAATGGATGTAACAAGACCAAATTTAACTTTTGATAACGTTACTTTAGATGTTTACAACTCTAGAGTTTATGTAGCTGGTAAACATACTTGGGAACCAATTACATTAACATTGAGAGATGATGTAAACAATTCAGTTAGCAAATTGGTTGGAGAACAAATTCAGAAACAATTTGATTTCTTTGAACAATCTTCTGCAGCTTCTGGTATCGACTACAAATTTACATCTAGAATTGAAATGCTAGATGGCGGTAACGGTGCTTCAACACCAGGTATACTAGAAACTTGGGAACTTTATGGTTCTTACGTTGAATCAGTAAACTATAACACACTGGCTTATAACACCAGCGACCCAGCAACTATCACACTTAGCATTAGATATGACAACGCAGTGCAGACTCCAAATGGTACAGGAATCGGCACAGCAATAACAAGAACTATCGGGTCATTATCAACTGGCGGCGGTATATAATTTTACATTTCGTTTATAGCAAAAGAAGCGCCTTTAATGGCGCTTTTTTTGTGACTATAAATATAGAGTATGCCAAGCATTAATAATTTTTTAAAAGGTTTTAGTGACGGTCTTCCTGGAATGAAGGACTTTCAACACGCTAGTAGATTATATATCGACGATAATTTTAAATTACTTCCAAAACAAAAATTTTTATTTCATGTAGTATTCACTATTGATAATACTATACCTGCTCGCCCATTTAGCAACGAAGAACGTTTAGAACTCAACA